TGGCAGCCTCTGGAGCGGCAGTAGTAGCTTCGACTTTTGTTTTAGTATCAGATGAAGAGCTTGTATTTCCATCACCGCAGGCAGTAAATGATAATGACATTACTGCAATTAAACTAAGTGCTAATAATTTCTTTTTCATAAGTTTTTTCTCCTTTTCCTCGTATGAATAAAAATTTAAGTAGTTATGAGGACAATTATACACTAAAAATTGTGGAATGTATATAAGAATCGAAAGATTTGATAAGCGATTTTGTAAAAATGCATGAAAATAAATTTTTTGCAAAAAAATGCCGACAAAACGAAAAATTTATACATATTAAGTGAACACAAAACGAACTGGCAAGTTGTTTGTGAATTTAACTGTGTATTTTTCTTACAAAAATTCTTTTTTATTTTTGTTTGATACACTAATTTCGAAAGGAGGAAATAGTTTGTTTTTCAATTCTGTCATACTATTAATGCAGGGAAAAGTTATTGATTGACGTACAAATGTTCGAAGAATATAATTGTAATAAAAATCGAACATATTTTCCGACTTGCATAAATTGATAAGGAAAAGCGGAAACTAAACTTCACAAAGAACTGAAAGGAGAAAAATAGTGAAGGTGCTTTTAAAAGAAGTTATGCATGAAAAAAGAATATCATATCGTAGATTAGCAATTTTGACTAACATTAAACGCTCAACGCTGCATGATATCGCAACGGAAAAAACAAGTCCCAGATTGAAAGATTTAGAAGTGATTGCAGAAAAATTAGAGGTTAAGATAACGGATTTGTTTGAATCTCCATACAAATGAAAAAAAGCGTCCGTGTGTTCGGACGTTACAACACAAATCGGAAAAAATATGATAAAATGTTTGTATGAAGTATCGGAAAATGAACCATATTAGAAAAAGAATGTGAAAGGAGCAAAATGACGAAAGAAAGAATTGATTGAAATATATTACCCGGAAGGAGAGTACATATCATGAAAGAAAAAATTATCAAACTTTTAGATCGAGCAGACTATCGAAAATTAGAATTAATATATAGAATAGTGAAGAAAATAGTAGGAGCCGAGGATTAACCCTCGGCTTCGGCTTTATTTTTTTATGTTTTCTATCAGGGTATCCATGATAATTTCTAATTGACTCCATTGTTCTTGATTTAATTTTGCAAGACCAGAAATTAATCTCTTTTTAAAATCCACAGTTTCGTCCGAAATTAAATCTCCTAGAAAATCAGCAATTTCTTGGTCTTTTGTAAGTTCTATAAATATTTCACCCTCGCCATCATTTAACCAGGATTCTCTAACTTTAAACTCTTTGCATATTTTTTCCAAAACTCGTTCGCTTGGGATCGCTCCTTTATTAATAATTTTAGAGACGTATGCTGGAGTTACGTTTATGGCACTCGCAAAATCACTTTTTGAAATCTGCAGTTCATCTATTAAGACGGATATTCTCTCTGAAGTAGTCAAAAGTATTCACCTCTCTTTCTTTTTACATCTTATCATATTTGGTTTTGCTAATCAACAAAAAAATTAACTGAGTTAAAAAAAGACTTGACTAATTTACTTAGTTAATATATAATTTAACTAAGTTCAGAAAAAGAAAGGAGGAATACAAATGTCGAAGAAAACTAAGTTAACTGACAAAGAAAAAGAAATAATTAAAAAGGTAACAGATTACATCCAGTATGTTCCTGATGAACAAAAAATTTATATTCTTGGCGTAGTTGATACGGTTGGAATGTTATGCAGAGATGAGAAAGCAGGATAGGAGGGAAAGATGAGAGGATATTATTACCCAGAAAACGCAAGTGAAGAAGAAAAATCAAGTGTTCCGACAGGAACTTTGCAAATTGAAATGGCTAATTTGCAGGAATTTCAAGAGTTATTGAGAGAGGTAAGCGAAAAAGCTGACCAATTGCAGAAAATAATTCATAAACTTAGCTGTTTCAATTTGAATATAAATTTTGCTGTAAAAGATAGTGCCACTAAAATTGAGGGGAAAGCTCTTTGTCAAGCTGTTCAGGATAAGCAATAGAGGAATAAAAATGGTTATAAAGAAAAATAAAAGCAGAAAATCTGGAAAAAACAAGATAACAATTATGGCAAAAATTTCAGAAGCAAAAGATAAAAGAAAAATAGAGAAAGCCATCCAACAGTCTATTTCAAAAGTAAGAAGAATGTTGGATGGCGAGTTAGAATTTGAATATGTTATTGCTTTAGATGAGCAATATAGCCAGAAGGTAAAGTAACAGAATCAATCATATCGGTCTCTCCATCATGTGCAGTTTCCATATAATCGAGAGAAAGAGTTTCTGGTTCAGAATCGTCTTCATCATCGGTAAGTAGAGAAATTTCTACATATTCGTAACCGTCGAATAAAGCAGATTTTAAAGAATCTGTTAATTCAGAAATCTTATAAATAGCCATAGCACACAACTCCTTTCTTATATATTCGGGCATGTAAGTATCCCGTGATAATATAATAGAGGAGATGTAAAAAAATGTCAATAAATATTTGGATGAAAAGATGAGGAATTAGCCGGTACAGAAAGAGACGAGAAAGCAGGATAGGAGGGATAATTAATCAACAACTAATAAAAAATAGAAGACAAACAAGCTGTTACACATAAACATGAATATGAACATAAGCAAGGAGTAATTGAATGGAAAAGAAAGTAATCACTTTGGAACGTGAAAATTGTGTTATTCGTATTCATAGACCTGATATTCCGGAGGAAGAAAGACAACGGAGAATGGAAGCATTTAAGCAAGCAGCCGCAACATTTATGAAAGCTGTTTACAGACAAAACCAAGGAATATGAAAAAATGTGCCTTAGGGAGCGGCAACTCCCGGTTGGGCACAAACATAATAATATCAACTACAGTATACTCCATAACGGGGAAAAACGAAAGGGAAAATTATGCTTAAAGTTAATTTAGCAAGAAAAATTTTAGAAATAGACGGAAATGATATGGATTACATTTCAGAATTGGAACTGGCAGTTTGGTTAGTAAAGAATTCGATTCCGAAAGAAATGCATGAACAGATGAGAGAAGTGTTTGAAGAGGCAATGCAAGCAGAGGAACGACCGTATCTGATTTGTGAAGAGGACTTTACAAGACGAACGAGAGAACTGTTAGGTGCAAAAAACGAAGCGAAAGAAGAAATCCCGTTAGATGCAGAAGATGCAGAATATTTATTCCGTAAGATTCATTTAGCACAACAAGCCGGAAATGCAATATTACTATCCTACGATAATTACGGCATGGATGTACATATTGCAGTAGGTCAGTTTGATATAGCAAAAGGATTTGATGAGGCATTTCGTATGTATACAGGTGAAGAAGGGGAACGTGAAACGTATGAGAGTTGCATCGAATACCTTGAAGAATTAATAGAAGAGGGAATGAAAGATGATAATTAATTTTTTATTACACAAGTACAACCAAACGGAGACTGCCCTTGAATCGCAACCTACATCACAATGTCTCTTGGAACGGAAGGCTGCACTGGAGTGGTGGCTTGCGAAAGATTTGAAGAAAAATGGAGTACCCACAAAATAAGGAGAATCTGGCGAAGATTATTCGCTGGCAAGATGGAAGTCTAGAATGCTTCTGCGGAACAATGGCAGAAGCAGAAAATTATGCAAAGAACAAAAGTAAAGTGATTAAACAAACCTATATCATAGCATGAAAAAGAGGAGTCAAACATTTGACTCCTCTTAGTAGCAAATACCAAAGATGGTACACGCTAAATAACGATATCTAAAGTGTACTATCTGTAATCTGAAATGTCAAGAAGATAATCGGGTGAAAGTCCCGTATTAACCTTGATAAACGTATTAAAGATAGGACCAGAAGATATGAGTTATACGAAAAATATATATGAATTTAATAATGCAATAGAGGTTGAGGAAAGACACACTTACAGATACCGTTCTCCAGGAATGAAAAGAGAGAAGAAAAAGAAACTCACTCCTGCTCAGATGAAAGCTGTCAATCAGAAGAATAAGGAGAAGACCTGCAGAAGAAAGCTGAGAAAACACTTTGAAGAGAACGATTATTTTGTATGTCTTACATACGAAAAAGAAAAACGTCCATCCGACATGACAGAAGCAAAGAGAGATTTTTCGGATGCAATGAAGGTGATCCGGAGAGAATATGGGAAAGTAGGATATAAAGTGAAATGGATCCGCAATATTGAGGTAGGAACTAAGAACGGATGGCATGTCCATCTGGTAATAAACAGAATACCAGATACAGACTTAATTCTCAGAAAAGCTTGGAAGAAAGGAAAAGTAATTTGCCAACTAATGTACGAAAAAGGTGAGTTTAAAGACCTGGCCGCATACATCACTAAAACTCCGGAAACGGATAAACGCCTAAGAGAGACAAGCTATTCCACATCCCGTAATCTCCCTCTTCCAGAAGCAAAGAAAAAAACATATGTCAGATGGAGAACATGGAACAAAATCCGTATCCCAAAAGGATATTACATTGATAAGGATTCTGTCCACGAAGGAAATAACCCAGTTACCGGTTACCCATACCGGGAATACACACTATTGAAAATAAAGAGGAGGGAATGAGATGGAAGTACATATCTACATAGGGACAGATAGTAAAGCCCCAAGAACACAACCCCGTAAATACGGATATGTGCTTGCCTGCACACTAAAAGGGAAATTGAAAACAAAGCAGGAATTTAAAGAAACAAAAGGAACATACAACAGAGTCACACTGGAAGCCATAACGGAAGCAGTAGCCCGGGTAGTAAAACCAAGTGAAATACATATCCATACGGAAAATGCCTTTATTCTCACAATGCTAGAAGAAAATTTAGACAAATGGGAACAAAATGGATATGTAACTACAAAAGGAGAACCTGTGGCAAACGGAGACTTGTGGAAACAACTGAAAGAAAAAGCCGGAGAGCATCTGCTTTTGTCAGAACCGGGGAAACACGAATACAGTATGTGGATACAAGAACAGCTAAAAAGAGCAACTATAAATTGCTAAAATCCGCATAAATCCCAAATAGGGGAGCGATTTTGAAAAGTAGTAAGAAAAAAGTTATCCACAGCATTGTGGATAATGTGGATAACTGATGGAAAGGATGAAGAAAGATGTTTGATAAATTTGGGGAAATGGAAAAATAGCTGGACACCCTCTAAGGGTTTACATATTACACAGTAACTTATCAATGGTTCCATGAACTATATACCATTGTTATTCCTCCGGAATAAATCCGGAGGAGAAAGGAGTCGAAATGTTTTTGAACCCTAAGATTTTAAAAAAGTTATTAAAAGAAGCGTATAAGCATAGAACCCTTTATCTTGCCTGCAAAGCAGAAAGCTTATATATAGCAGCAGGATACTGGGAAATGGAATTTTTAAAAGAATACATCCCCAAAGAAACATTAGGGGATATTGTAGCACTTTCAGGAATGCTTCCAGAAGATGGACAGCGGTATCAAGTCTTAGAATCAGGTAATCAGTTAGAGACTGGATTGCCACTTGAAATAAAAAAATATGTGGATATGCGCCCAACAGAAGTGACAAATTGGTTAACTGTTTCAAGCGCAAGCAGAATGTTGCGAGTATTGCAGGATGCATCTGGTGAAACCAAATTAGTAGATGATACCTGTGTAAAAGCGGTAGACAGTAGCTATTGCGAAACAGAAAAAGGAGAAACAGCTCCAGCAACCCCTACTTATAACGAGTGGTCTGTTGTATGGGAAAATAATGTTGGTAAATTCAGAGTAATGCTTCACCGGATGGATGAAGACAAAGAGGGAGTATTACAACAATTAGGAATGGTAGATCTGAGGAGGAATCCTGATTGAAAAAACGAAAGAAACATAAATCGAGTATATTACAACAAAAGGGAGAACCTTGTTACCTCTGCATGAAATTAAAACCAATTCGAGAGTGGAGACGAGCAGTACACGAACACCATATATTTGGCGGTTCGAACAGAAACAAGTCGGAAGCGGAAGGATTAAAAGTTTATCTTTGCCTGGAACATCATATCAGTGGCAAGGAAGCGGTACATAACAATGCTGAAATGATGAGATTACTTAGAGAAGATGGACAAAGAGCTTTCGAACAGAAATATACAAGAGAGGAGTTTATGAAGATGTTTGGTAAAAATTACTTAGAAGAATGAAAGGCGATAAAATGAACGATTTAATGATTTTTGAAAATGCAGAATTTGGGAAAGTACGAACTATGAATATCAATAATGAACCATGGTTTTGTTTATTGGATATATGTAAGGCTTTAGAAATTAAAAATATTAGTCAGCTGAAAACTAGACTGAATGGAGATGGGGTCATTATTAATGAGGTCATCGATAACGTAGGAAGAAAGCAAAATGCAAACTTTGTGAATGAGGCTAATTTGTATAAAGTTATTTTTCAGAGCCGAAAGGCATCTGCAAATAGATTCATTGACTGGGTAACGGGAGAAGTTCTCCCATCTATTCGTAAAAACGGTGGGTACATAATGAATCAGGAATGTATGACTCCAGAAGAAATCATGGCTGCTGGATTAAAAGCAGCGCAGAAGATAATTGAGAGTAAAGACAAAGAGATTCATCGCATGAAACCCAAGGAGATTTTTGCAGATGCCGTGACATCTAGCTATTCATCAATTCTAATTGGAGAGTTGGCGAAAATTTTAAAACAAAATGGAATCGAGATAGGTCAGAAGCGGCTGTTTCAATGGATGAGAGACAACGGTTACTTAATTAAGCGGAGTGGA